TGCAGAACGTCAACCCTGCCGACCTGATGAGCATCGCCGCCAGCAGCGGGTTCATCGTGCAGGTGTTCAGCGGCACTGGCACCACGTTCTCGTACACGTTGAGCAGCAACCCTGGCGCCATCGGCGCGCTGGAGGTGTACATCGCCGGCGTGCGGCAGATGCCGACGACCGATTACACGCTCAGTGGCACGACGCTGACGTTCACCAGCGCGCCGCCCGCCGGCACCAGCAACATCCTGGCTAGATGGAGCCAGGCGCTGCCCGTTGGAATCCTGGCCGACGGCAGTGTCACGCCTGCAAAGCTCTCGCAGCCATACACCCTCGGCACCATTGAAACCGCAGTCGCGACGCGCACGTGGACCGTCCCGTCGTGGGCCCAGCGCATCCGCATCCACCTGTACGCGGTCACCACCACAAACGCGTCGTCGAACCTGCTGGTGCAGCTTGGTGATCTGTCGGCGGGGATCAAGACCACCAACTACTCCTCAGCATCATCGAAAGCCAAGGCCAGCGGCAACACCGTGGTGAACAGCACGACGGGGTTCATCGTGGCCAAGGGCGAATCCGACGCGATCTCGGGCGTCATCGACATCGTGAAAATTGGCGAACCGGGCTCCAACACGCACTACTACACAGCGACGCACCTGGCCAGCCTGGGGTCGACCGCGGTGGTGACGGGTGGCGGTTCGAACTTTGTTTCCCCAGGCGGCTTGTCACAGGTGAGGTTGTCCTCGACCGGGAACGACTTCAACGGCGGCCAGATCAACATCAGCTACTGGTGACCATGACTGAGATCGACCCCCGCGAATTCGGCCGGCTGGAAGCCGAGGTTCAATCCCTGCGCGACCAAGTGGCGTCGATGCAGCAGGACGTGCGCAAACTGCTGGCGCTGGCCGACCGCAGCAAAGGCGGCCTGTGGGCTGGCATGACGATCGCGTCGATGCTGGGCGGCCTGGTATCGTGGGTTGCAAACCACTGGGGCAGGTAATGCGCGCTTTCGGCCCTCGCAGCGAGCAGCGCCTGGCCGGCGTGCATCCGGACCTGGTGCGCGTCGCGCGTCGCGCGCTGCAGTTGGGCCCGCAGGACTTTGCGATCGTCGAAGGCCTCCGCGACATAAAGCGCCAGGAGATGCTGGTCGCGCAGGGCGCCAGCAGGACGATGGCCAGCCGGCACCTGACCGGCCATGCCATCGACGTGGCACCCGTCATCGACGGTCAGGTGCGCTGGGATTGGCCGCCGTTCTACGAGATCGCGCAGGCCATGAAGACGGCCGCCGCAGAGTTCAACGTGCCGCTCGTGTGGGGCGGTGACTGGCGCACGTTCAAGGACGGCCCACACTTCGAGCTGGACCGAAAGGTGTACCCATGAGCCTCGACCCCCTGACCGCGGCGCTCGACGTCGGCGGCAAGCTCATCGACCGGCTGTGGCCAGACAAGGCACAGCAGGACCAGGCTCGCCTGGCGCTGCTGGAGCTGGCCCAGAAGGGCGAGCTTGCCGAGCTCACGGGCCGGGCTGAGATCGTCAAGACCGAGGCCGCCTCCAGCCACTGGCTGGCCGCGAGCTGGCGGCCGATCCTGATGCTGACCTTCGGCGCGCTCATCGTCGCGCGCTGGCTGGGCTGGAGTGCACCCGGCATCAGCGAGGCCGAGGTGCTCAAGCTGTGGGACATCGTCGAGCTCGGCCTCGGCGGCTACGTGATCGGCCGCTCGGCCGAGAAGATCATCCCGGCGGCCGCAGCCGCGATGAAAGGAACCAAGTGACCACCTTTGTACCGGCCTACATGATCGGGGCCTTCGTCACGCCCGAGTCTTACGGGGCGATCGGCGATGGCGCTACTGACGACACCGCCGCGCTCAACGCTGCCGCCACCGCTGCCGGCGATTGGGGCCAGGTGTTTTTGAACCCGGCCAAGACCTATCGCATCACGGCCAGCATTACACCTCGCACCGGCCAGCGTTGGTTTGGCGGCGGCCTGATCACAACTGCCAACGGCTTCAACTTCGACGCGTTCTTGCTGAGCGGTAAGACCGACGTCACGATCCAGGGTTTGCGCGGGACGTCGGGCACACTGGGGGTCAGCTATTCGACGGCCACGGCGCGCTTTGTGAGCGCGGTAGCCAGCAGCCACCGATGCCGCGTTCTCGACTGTTTCACGACGGGCTTTCAGTCGGCGGTGCAGTTCAACAATTCGAGCGACTGCAAGGCGATTGGCAACACGATCGCCAGCCCCTACGGCTGGGGCATCAACGTGCAGACCGACGCCGACTGGGCCGAGGTGCGCGGCAACCGCATCTACACCGTGGCCAATGAGCACGGGATCTACGTCGCGGGATCGCTCGGCAATGATCTGATGGGTGTCAAGGTTCTGGAGAACTGGATCAACGCCTGCACCATTGACGGCATCAAGACCAGCTACGCAGGTGACACCCTAATCCGCGGCAACCACTGCTTCAACAACGCGGGCGAAGGCATCTACGTGACCGTCGGATCTCAGCGCACTGAGGTGATCGGCAACCACGTCGCCGGCAACAGCAACGGCATCCTGGTCTACACCGGCACGGCCAGCGACACGATGGACCGCAACCGGGTGATCGGCAACGTCGTGCGCCGAAACCTCAAAAATGGAATCAGCGTCAGCTACGCATCGACCGCCGCGGTATCGAACACAGTCGTGTTCGACAACGACGTCGACGACAACGACCAGCAGGCCACGGGCACGCAGTACGGCATCGTGCTGAGTGGAGGCACGTCAAACACCGGCGCCTGGGTGGCCGACAACCGCATCACCAACGAACCCATCGGGCTTGTGGTGGGCACAAACGTGTCGGGTGCGCGCCTGGGCCAGAACGTGTTCAGCGGCAACACCACGAACATCAGCAACTCGGGCACCGGCACCATCATCGAGCAGGAAACGTCTGGCGCCGCCACGTCGGTGACGGACGGCGCAACCATCACGCACGGCCACCCGAAGACCCCGACGAGCGTGGTGGCGACGGGTTCAGTGGCCAGCCAGTTCGTGAGCGTGACGGCCATCGGCGCAAGCACGTTCACGGTGGCCATCAAGACCGATGCTGGCGCGGCCGGCTCCAGCCAGACGGTCTACTGGCGGGCGGTGGGTTAACCTTAGCGGCGCGCGTCGTTGGCCGCGCCGGTGTAGACCGTAAAGGCGGCGAGCACTTATGGGGAGATCGTGCTCTGCGTCGTTCTAGCCGTTGCTAGAGTCGAGTGCAGTATGCACCGGGGCCGGCGTGAGGTCAAGCTCGCGCCAGGTCATCGTCTTCTCGTCGAGCACCAGCGATGGCCTGGGCAACGGCTGACTCCAGCCCAGCAGCTTGTTGCCTTTCTTCTTGAGCGCGTAGACGTAGCCTTCCGGCAGGGCAGGGACGTACTCAGTAGCCATGTGGTTCGCTCCCTTGCTCCTGCGCAACCATGCGCTGGCCGAAGAACACCACCTTCTCGGCGTCGTAGAGTCCGTCCTTGTAGCCGGCCTTGGACTTACCAAGCGTGCGCGCGGCGCAGCGTCGCCAGATCGCCTTGAAAGCGTTGCCCTCGGCATAGTTCATGCCCAGCGCCTCGATGATGTCGTTGCACTCGGCGGTGTAAGGCGCGCCGCCGCTTGTGGGCCGGGTGACCGTTACCTGGTAGTAGCTGACGCTACCGCCGGTGTACTCGCGTTCGCTCATCGTCTTCCTTTCATTGCCTCCAGCAGCACCTGCTGCACGGTGGCCTTGGTCTGCAATCGTCGCAGCACGAGCTCGTCGACCGTCTGGCGGGCGACGATGCGGTGCACGTACACGGGCCGGTTGTGCCCGGCCTGGGCCTGGCGCGTGGGCCCGATGCGCTCGATCACCTGTTCGTGCGCTTCGAGGTCCCACCACAGGCCGAAGAACACGAGGATGTTCCCGCCGTCCTGCAGGTTGAGACCGTGGCCAGCCGACGCAGGGTGAACGAACAACAGAGGTATCCGCCCTTCGTTCCACCGCTCGATCGTTCGAGGGTCAGCGTCCAGCGCCCGGCCCTGAGGGAACGCATGCTGTAGTCGGGCGAGGTCGCTCTTGAAGTGATAGGCGACCAGGACTGGATTCCCAGCAGCTTCTTCCACCACGGACGCGAGGGCATCAAGTTTGGCATCGTGCAGCTCCTTCCATGCTCCCTGCTGGTCGGTGTACAGCGCGCCGTTGGCGGCCTGCAAGCACTTCATCGTGCGCGCCGCGGCGTTGACCGCCTCGATCTCATGGCCGCCGGCCAGCACCGTGAACAGCTCGCGTTCCAGCTCGCGGTAGTGCCGGCGCGCGGTGGCGGGCAACTCGACCTCGATTGTGTTCTCGATCAACGGCGGCAGGTCGAGGAAGTCGCCCGCGCGCACGGTCAGCGTGCAGTCGGCCAGGCGGCTCTCGATCTCGGCCTGGGCGCCGTCGAGCATCTCGACCGTGCCGCCGTACTGCTGGCCGGGCGCGCGCTTGACGCGGAACCAGCGGTCCTCGAACGCGCTGAACGAGCGCCCGAGGCGCGCGCCGGCGTCGACGAACCACTGCTGCCCCCACAGGTCCAGAAACCCGTTGGGCGCCGGCGTGCCGGTCANNAAGGACTTGAGCCTGGTCGACTCGTCGGCGATCACGGTGCGGAACGGCCAGGCGCCGTCGAACCAGTCCACGAGGTGGGCGACGTTGTCGTAGTTGACGGTCGTGATGTCGGCCGGGGTCATGCGGTCGAAGTGCCGCGTGCCCGACCAGTCGGCCAGGCGCAGGCCTTCGAGGTGAGCCCACTTGCGCACCTCGCCTGGCCACGTGCTTGACGCCACGCGCAGCGGCGCGAGCACAAGGGCGGGGAATGGGTCCTCGACCATCGCCAGGCCTTGCAGCGCGGTGAGCGTGCTCACTGTCTTGCCGGTGCCCATGCCGGCCCACACGTTGCAGCGCTCGTGCGCCAGCATGTGGCCGACGACCGCGCGCTGGTAGTCGCGCAACTTCATTTCTGCTTGCCTTTCTGCACGCAGGCGATGGAACTGGAGGCCGAGATCGCCTCAGCCGGACTGTCGGATCTGTTGTAAATTGCAACTTCGCGAAAAGTGACAGAAGTGACACCTGATTTTCATCTACTGCGTTATGGGAAAGGGGTGGAATTAGTGAATCGGACACCTTACGCAATACAGGAAAGGTGGAAATGGGCTGTCACTTCTGTCACCGCCACCGCGCTCGGGGTTGTTTGGGATCTGCAGCAGGTTCGAGCGTCCGTAAAGCGGCGTCTATGCGTCGCGGCTCTCGCCAAATCCCCTGGAGGTGTGCAGCCGTCGAGGTGATGTTGCGTTCCTCGGGCTTCGGCGTCGGGTTCTTTGCGCGGAACTTGCTTTGCGTCTCGTTGGGCATGCGCGTTGTCACCTCGGCCAGCTCCATCGAGACAAAGTTCTTCAGGCACAGCGCGCAGGTGCGCCGGCGCCAATTCTTGCCGTCCCAGACGCGCGACTCCAGGACCTTGGAGCGCCCTTCCTTGTGGCAGTGTGGGCATCTCATTCTGGCCACACCAGCAGGATGAACGCGGCCAGCAATACCGCACTGACAATGATCTCGATCACGCTCCGGGCCTCCATGTCCAGACGCTGTTCGGGGCGCCTGCTGCCACGGCCGGCGGCCGCTGCTTGGCACGGTGCCTGGCGCAGCGCTCGCGGTTGCTCAGCGGGCGGGGCTTGCGCGCTTCGGGCTTGTCGCCCAAGGCGTAGACCGCGCGCAGGTAGGTCTTGCCGTGGCCATTGTCGCGAGTCCAGGCGCAGATGTAGACGCGCGGCGTGGCCAGGTTGCGCAGCGTACTGACCACGGCCGACACGTTCTCGGGCGAGACGCCAGGGAAGAACTCGGCGATCTCGCGAGACGTGAGCGGGCCGACGGTGGCCAGCACGTCAAGCACGGCGGCGTGGCTGACCTTCATGCCAGCAGCTCCTCGACCTGCTCGATGGTGCCGATCACCTCGACGCGCTGGCCCATCGCGCGCATGCGCTCGTGCTCACGCGCCTGGGCGCGCTCTCGCGCGTCGGCGGGGAAAGTGGCGATTGTCTTGGGGTTCTTGAGCTCGACCCAGATAGTGGGGGCGACCCAATGCTGGCCCACTTTCGTGAGCGGCAACAGCACCAGTCGATCCGGCGCGCTGGCGCGGCCGATCCAGGCCACCTTGCGCACCTCACCGCCGAGCTCCTTGACGCGGCGCACGAGGTGCCGCTCGATGTCGCGTTCTCTCATGCCAGCCCCATCGCGATCCAGATGAGCGCGCCAGCGGCGGCCCACCCTAACACGGCGGCCGCCACGACGAGCAGGCAGCCAGAGCGCGTGAGCGGCGGGCTGTCTGGCGCGCATTCCTCGGGGCTGAGACACGGCCGCTGACCCTGCTGGCAGTCGCCGCGGCAGCCCGGCAGGCTGTCGATGCGCAGGTGCGGCTCCATCAGATGACCCCCAGCAGCATCAGGCCGGCCGCGGCCACGCAGACCACGACCATGAACAGGTCGGCGCGCCGCGCCTGGCGCTCGTAGCGGTACGTCGGATAGCCGACGTTGAAGCTGGCGTCGGCCAGGGTGCGGGGGGTGGTGATGTTCTTCATGGAAGACCTTTCAGAAAAGCGCCGGCTCGTCGATCGGGTAGGCCGGTTTGGGCTGCGGTGGGGGAGGGGGTAGAGGCTGGCCTTTCCACGTTGGGAAAGGCCAGTTGGCCGGGGGTTGGTCGTTCACTTGCGGCTGCGGCAATTTGCGTCGGCGCCGGCAAGGAACATGGCCGACCTGTAGGCAGCACCTTGCTGCGTGCCGGGGCAACTGCAGCAGATGAACACGCCGTACCCTTCTGTCTTCACGGCGGGGTGCAGCTTGGTGCCGTTGCCGATGCGAACGGCGCCTTTGGTCTTTTGCGGGGTCTTGTCGGTTGTCATGTCTGCTGCTCCGGTTGCGTTGTCGATGTCGAGACTGTAGCACATGCTAAAGCCGTGCAACCTAGGGCAAACCCTAGTCCTTGCGGTAGCGCAGCGTCTCGAACCCGGCCGCGGCCAGCGGCACGCCGGGCGCCCAGGTCGGCTGGGTCGACATGAGCGCGGCCAGGTGCTCGGTGCTGAACGCTGGGTCGTCTGGCGTCTCGGTGATCAGCTCGTCGTGCACGGTGAGCACGATCGCGTAGCCCTCGGCCTCGATCGTGGCCATGTTGCTGGCCAGCACGTCGCGCGCCCAGGCCTGCACCAAGTTCTCCACCAGCTTGCCGCCGTAGGTCTTGATGCGGGCCCACTGGCGCGTGTACTGGTTCACGCCCATGTAGCTGATCTGCCCGTCGTCGGCGACCTCTGGGTTGATGTAGCAAAGGTAGCGGCCCGAGGGCAGGCGCACGCGCAGCCAGTTGCCGTCGCGACGCACGGCGATCGTGCGCACGCGGAACACCTCGCCCGGGCGCTGGATGGCCTGGCGCACGGCGGTGCCCATGTCGGCCCACAGCGACGTCGTGGCCGGGTGCGCGGCGCGCCAGGCGGCCTTCAGCACCTCGCACGCCACGTACACGCGCTGCGACAGGCCGAGCGTGCGGCGCTTCTTCACGGCCCACGACCACATGCCCAATGCTGCGTCGAGCGCTTCGGCGCTGGCTGCGGACCAGACCGCCTCAGCCAACTGGTCGAGGTCCATCTGGTAGACCGCGGCGAACGTCAGGAACGCGGCCACGCCGCCCTCGTAGCCGAGGCCCAACTCCATGACCTTGCCGATCTGGCGCTGCGGCTTCGTGACGTCTTTCGGGTCGACGTTGAACGAGCGGGCATAGGCCAGCTTGTAGAGGTCGGCACCCTTGCCCTGGTCGAACTCGCGGAACGCGCGGACCTTCCAGGTCTCGCCGGCCAGGTACGCGAGGCCCCGACCCTCGATGTTGGACAGGTCGGCAATCACCAGCTTCTTGCCCGGCGGCGCGACGATGGCGCCGCGCACGGCGTTGGCGGTGGCGCGCATCACGTCGTTGATGACGAGCGGCGCGCAGCCGGCCTTCAGCGCGTCGATCGCCAGGTCGATCTCGTCCTGCGCCATGTCGGGCCGCGGCATGTTCTGCGGCTGGAACACGCGGCCGGCCCAGCGGGCGGTTCGCTGCGCGCCGGCGAACTGCAGGGTGTTGCGCAGGCGGCCGTCGCTGCTGGTGGCCTTGACCAGGGCCTTGTACTTCGCGGTACTGGTCTTCGTCGCCTCCAGGCGGATCGACAGCAGCAGCTTGACCGGGTCGGGCAGCTCGGGGTCCTCGATGCGCCGGCGCAGCGTGTCGGCGCGCATGTCAGGCAGCTCGACCCCGTACTCCATCAGGATGTGCGCCAGCAGCTCGTCGCGCTTGCTGGGCGAGGTGACCTGCCCGTCGGTGAGCTCGCGCGTCTGCGCCTTCAGCCTGGCCTGCTCGACGGCCACCGCGTCGATCGCTGCGTGCGCGAGCTCGACGTCGACCGCGAACCCCCGGTCGTTGATGCGCTGGTCGAGGTGCCACAGTGCGAGCTCTGGCGAGCCGGGGCCGTAGTTCCAGGCCGGCAGCTTGCGGTGCACCGCGCGCATCGAGACGATGTCCTGGCGGCTGTACTCCAGGAACTCGGCCCACTCCTTGGGGTGCGTCTCGCGCGTGGCGCGGCGCAGCGTGTGGCCCTTGGGCCTGGGCTTGCAGAAGAGCTGGATCAGCTCCCGGCCGCGCTTGTCCTTGGCCTCGTCGGTGCTCAGGTTCAGGATGCCCGAGAGCTTGTCGAGGCTGCCCGGCAGACCGTGCGCAAGCGCGCGCACCATCGTGTCCTGCCAGCGCTCGACGGGCACGTCGATGTGCCAAACGTGGCGCAGCAGGGTGCGATCAAACGCGGAGTTGTGGGCGACGATCGTGATGTTGGGGTCGGTCAGCAGGCTACGTATGCCAGGCACCGTGCCGATACGGTTTGCGGTTGTGCAGTCGATAACGCAAGGCTCGCCGTCGTCGATCGCCCACTGGGCGACCGTGATCTCGGTGGTGGGGTGCTCAGCGTAGGCGTGCGTGCCGACCGCCTTGAGGTCGGCCTCGCTGTAGGTCTCGCAGTCGAACCAGAGAGTCGTCATAGTGTTCTGTGGCCCGTTCCCCAGCATGCGCCTGGCATCTTGCGTCGCGCCGACGCTGTAGGCGCCGCCAGCCGTGATGATGCGGGAGCCGGCGGCGCTGATGCTGGGGCTGTGTCCGTGGTGGGCCAGTCCACGGTAGGAGGTGGGCGCGACCCGCTGCGTTGTCAGACGAAGGCGTCGGCGTCAGCGCCTTCGGTCACGTCGTCGAAGTCGTCGGCCCTGGCCGGCGCGCTGCCGAAGGCGTCGCCGTCCTTGCGGAACTGGATGCCCACCAGCTTGCAGTTGACCTGCTCGCCGTAGCGGTTGTCCGCGTAGATCTCGACCAGCGCGTTGACGTAACAGCCGCGGTAGATCGGGTTCTTGGCCGGGTCGGTGACCTGGTTGCGGAACTGGTCGTAGACCGTGGGCTTTTCAGCCTCGGCCTCGGTCTCGCCGCCCTTGCAGTTGGCCGACAGCACCCAGGTGCCTTCGTAGTGCGGGTTCTTCGCAGCCTTCAGGTCGCCGTCTGACAGGCAGACCTTGCCCTTGGCGCGCGCCGACTTGAGAAACAGCGCGGCCTTGGTCGCGTCCTTGAGCTTGGCCTTGGCGGCTTCCTCGATTGCGGCGTTGATCTGCGGCAACTGCGGGTGATCGCTTGGCACGATCAGCGTGGCGCCGCAACGGTAGGCGCCAGTGCCCTGGAACTGCTCGCCCTTGAACAGGTTGGGCCAGTCGACGCGGACGTTGTCGAGACGGAAACGGGTAGGGGTGCTCATGGTCTGGGTCCTTTCAGCGCTTGGGGGATGCGACGTAGATGTTGTGGATGCGGTCGGCGACTGCTTCGGCGCGGGCGCGCACGTTGGTGCGCACGCCGCCTGGCAGCACCCAACCCTCGGGGTGGTAGATGCCCTGGGCGTCGGTGGTGGCCGTGGCCCAGATCACCCGACCGTAGCCGCGCGAAATGTCGCGCGGATCGTGGAAGTGCGCAGGCGGGGCGCCCTCAAGGTGGCGGTTCATGGTTCGTGGTTCCTGTTCAAACGAGGTCGCCAGCCTGGACGTCGAACGCCTCCACGACCGGCTGGACGGTGATCGCGGGACGGTTGTCGGACACTGGGGCGACGCTGGGGGCGCCGTCGCGTTGCACGATGAGGGGGATGACCTTGGCCCACTGGCGCGGCCCGATGTCGCCGGCCTTGGCCAGCTTCTCGGCGGTCGTGGGCGAGATCAGCTTCAGGTCGTAGGCCTTCTCGATCGGCAGGCGGAACTGCTCGCGCAGCACCTTTTCGGCCTGGGCCGGGTCGGCCCACTGCCGGTTGCCACGCTTGCCCTGGACCAGCTTGTAGCCGGGAACCGGCTCGCCGGCCGACAGGCGGCGCAGCGCCTCGGCGCGGATGGCCGAGCACCAGTCCTCGATCAGGTCGACACGGGACAGGCACATGGCCAGCCAGGATTCCTGGGTGTGCGCAGTGTCGGCCGGCGGGGTGACGCTGGGCTTGATGACGGCGAAATCTTCAGGCGACGCCGGCACCGTGTCGGCGACGGTGGCGGCCACGTCGGCGCGCAGCTCCGGGCACGTGGCCTTGGCGCGGCACCAGCGGCAGTGATCACCGGCGGCCAGGTACTGGTCGAACTCGACCGCTTCGTGCGCCCGCAGCACGCGTTGCGCGGCCCGGCGGGCCTCGCCCGACAGCCAGGCGACGAGCTCGTCGCGCGTCAGCGTCCACTCGCTCGGGGCCTTGCGGACGCGGGGCTGGTGGATCACGAGGCGCACGGTCTCGATGTCGATCCCGAGCGCTTCCATCTCCAGCAGCTTGCCGCCGGCGTACAGCATCATCTGGCGGTTCTCGGCCGCGTCGACCTCGACGCCGCGGCCGGTCTTGAGGTCGTGCACTTGCAGCTCGGTGCCGAGCACCGCGGTGGCGTCGGCCGTGCCCCAGGCGAGGTCGGCGTCAACGCCCAGCCAGGCGGCGTAGTTGGTCCGCGTCTCGCTCTCGAACAGGTCGGCGCCGGCCGCCATCTCGCGCAGGTTGGTGAGGTAGGTCTGCACGCACTCGACCATGTCGGCGTCGACCACGATCGTGTAGCCGTCCTGGTTGGACTTCAGGCCGACGAACGTGGCCGGGTCCTTCGAGCGCGTCAGGCACTCGTCGGCGACGCGATGCGCGACGCTGCCCCAGGCTGCGTACTCGCTGGTGTTGTCGGGTAGGCCGGCCGACAGGACCACGCTGCCGGGGCAGGCGATCCAGCGGTCGGCGGCCGACGCGCTCAGTTTGCTGTGTGCTGCGTCGGCCATGCTCAGCTCCTGGCGGCGATGGCCGCGGTGACCAGGCGGTGCGCCTCGGCCCACTGCTGCGGCTGCAGCAGCTTGAACGTGTCGGCGCCCAGGCTCTTCGCGATCGGCACCGCGGCGGTCGGGTCCATCTTGTGCAGCGCGAGCACTGCCTTCGAAAGCTCGGCGTAGGTCATCTCAGCCGGCGCAGAGGGCGCAGCGGCAGGCGCCGCCGTGGGCGCTGCGGCCGCCGGCGCTGACGTGCTCGGCGCGGGCGCAGCGGGTGCCGGGCTCGGGGCCGCCTCGGCAGTAGGCTGGGAAGGGGCAGTCGCCGCAGCGGGTGCCGGCTTGGCCGGCTTCTCGGGCTTTGGGGCGGGAGCGGCCTCCACCCTGCCGGCCAGCACTTCGGCGGTGGCCGGCACCGCGGCAACCACGGCGGGCGTGCCGTCGATCTTGGCCAGCAGCGCGGCGGCTGCGGCGATGTCTGCGAACTGGAAGGTGATGGTGATCATGGTTCAGGCCTCCTGGGAGATGACGTGGTTGATGTACCCGGCCAGCGTGCGCGGGTCAGCGGTGGGGCGGTCCTCGGACTGGTCGCGCTTCGCGCTGTGCCAGGCGGGCACGGGCGACGCGAGCTTGAAGTGGTCGCTGGCGCCGGCCGACTCCTGCGCGCTGATCAGCGCCTGAGCTGCGTCCTCGGCGGTCGAGAACGTCTCGACGGACATGAGGTGCAGGCCGTCGTAGTGGGCCAGGACCCAGCGCCCCTGGGCGCGGAATCGGTCGATCGACTGCGCGAACGCCTCCGCGTTCAAGCGGTTGATGGTGTTCAGGTCGTGCATGGCAGGTTTAGCAGTTGCGGGAAAGGGACTGTAGCAGATGCGACAGGGTGGTCAAGCGGCTTGCGCCGTGAGTGCGCTCAGGCGGGTGCCATCGAGCAGGAAGAAGTACTGGGGGTTGAACGGGCCCCACTCGGCGGCCTTGGGGCCGATGAGCGCGCCGCCGCCGGTCTTCGGGCGGTAGACCGCGATGCAGTCCTGGCCGAGGTCGATGGCCAGCTGGCGCAGATTGGCCAGCGTGAACGCCGGGCCGTTGATGCTGGTGACCATGGCCACGAGCGTCGGCTCGGTGTCGGACTGGACCACGGTGTCGATCTTGATCAGCAGGTCGGCGGCCCAGAGCATCTGCTTGGCCAGCTCGACGCTGATGTCGCCGAGGGTGTCGCTCTTGAGACCGATGTTGACGATGAAGTCCATGACGAGTCCTTTCGGGGGGTGGTGTTGGAACGAGATGTGACTATATCACATGCTAGACCGCCGGCGCTGCAGGCGGGCCACGAGCGCGGCGGCCTGCAGCAGGTCCTCGTCGGTCCAGGGGGCGGGCATGCGCTGGGCGGCCTCGGCCACCAGGTTGACCAGGTAGCGGGCGCGGTTGTGCGGCATCTTGTTGCCGGCGCGATCGGCATCGCGCTTGCGGGTGGCGTCGGGTTCGAGCGCGGCCATCGCCAGCGCGGTGATCTGGGTCGAGTTCATGCGGGTCCTTTCAGCGCCAGGTGCGCACTTCCCAGCAGTCGCTGCGCAGGGGCAGCACGTAGCCGCGGAAACCCGCGGCGCGGCAATGCGCCAGGTAGGCGCGGGCCTCGTAGTCGGTGGCGAAGATGTTGTAGTGCATGTTGCGTGCTCCAGGTGGTGGGTGAACAAGGGCCAGGCTCAGGCCTGGCCGCTGCTCACGCAGCGGGTGTGATCAGAGGACTGAGAACGGGGCGACGCGGCCTTGAATGGCCTCGGTGCCACTGATGAAGTTGCCTTGGGGAACGCCCCAGAAGTTCCAGTCAAGGCGGTCTGCGCTGCGAACTTTCGCCAAGAACCGCTCGGCGCGGGTCTTGTCGCGGAAGATGGCTGCGTGCGCGATCACGTCGTACAAGCTGTCGCTGCAATCGCGATACAGGCCGTGAATCTGGTAGCCGATCATGCCGGCGACTTTGACGGTGGCGACTTCGAGGTTGCGGATCATGTTGCGTGCTCCAAAGGTGTTGCGGGGGTTCTTGTTTGGGTATCGACACCGGCCAGCTTGTCTTGCCGGGGAACTTTCTCGGTTCCGCTGAGTGCCCCTATCAACCTGGAATCGGGGCCCTTGTTCGCAACTACCTGACTGGAGGTTGCTGGCTATCGGTGTCGATGGCTCGACTGTAGCACATGCTAGAACGTCGTCCACAAAAAACCCCACGCGGCGGTGGGGTTTTCTCGAGCTCGCGGGCGGTCGGGAAGCGTGGCACAGTCATAGCAGACTGTGCAAGCGCTTTACAGAATGCTACAGTCAGAGTCCCTCTTACCCTCTTACGACCATGACCACGATCACCCCCATGAAGGCCTGGATGATGGCCGCCACGCCCCAGGAACAGGAAGCGCTCGCCGAGATGGTGGGCACCAGCCGGGCCATGCTCTACCACTACGCCGGCGGCTTCCGCGAGGTGAGCGCGCATCGCGCGGGCGGCATCGAGGGCGCCACCAAGGCGCTCGCGAAGGCCAGCAAGGGCCGCTTGCCGATCGTCTACCGCACCGACCTGGCGCACGCCTGCCGGCAGTGCGAGTACGCGCAGAAGTGCCTGGGCGAGCGCGCGGTGGCCAGTCAGTTCCCGATCGTCGACCCGCGCCGGGGCGAGCTCGCGCTGGAGTCCGAGGGCGGCCTGGCCGACTGAGCGATGAGCGCCGTGACCAAGGTGAGCGCCCATCTCAACACCGTCACCGTCCCCGATGAGCTGCGGGAGATCCCGGGCTGGCTCATGTGGCGGCTTGAGTACCACGAGGGCGAGGACAAGCCGCGCAAGGTGCCGTACTACGCCAGCGGCCGGCGGCGCCAGGGGCAGCAGGGCAGGCCCGAGGACCGCCACGAGCTCGTGACGTTCGACGCGGCCCGCGCTGCGGCGGCCCGGCGCGGGTTCGACGGCGTGGGCCTGGCCTTGATGCCCGAGTGGAACCTGACCGCGCTCGACTTCGACCGCTGCGTGAGCGGCGGCCAGCTCCACCCCGAGGTCGAAGCGATCGCCGCGACCAGCTACGCGGAGTGGAGCCCGTCGGGCACCGGCGTGCGCGTCCTGTTGCGCGGGCTGCTCTTCAACCGCAAATCGTTCGAGGGCGCCTACGGGTTCGAGACGTTCAGCACCAAGGGCTTCGTTACCGTCACCGGCAACCGCCTCGACATCTGCGACGTGCTCGGCAACGCGAACACCGTGGCGCCGATCGGCGAGGAGGTGATGGCGCTGGTGCGCCAGCGCTTCACCCGGGCCGACGGGCCCACGACCAGCCACGACGACCCGGTGCTGGGCCTCACGCCAGGCCAGATCGAGCAGGGCCTTGAGCACCTCGACCCCGACACCGGCCACGATGAGTGGCTGCAGGTCGGCATGGCGCTGCACCACGAGACCCGGGGCGAGGGGTTCGACTACTGGTGCGACTGGAGTGAGCGCGGCGAGAAGTTCCCCGGCCGCGACATCCTGCGCCAGCGCTGGGACTCGTTCGGCAAGGGTCAGGGACCGGTGGTCACCGGCAAGACCTTCATTCACCTGGCCAACGAGCACGGCGCCGGCCTGGCCGGCGGCGCACCAGCGAGTGCCGAGGACTTCGAGGTGCTGGTGGCCGAGACCGTCCAGGCGGCGCAGGAGGGCGGCAAGCGCCTGCGATTTCAGTTCGAGCCGGCACATGCGTTCGCCAGCACCACGGCCGCGCCGTGGATCGTGAAGGGCGTGCTGCCGCAGGCCGGCCTGGCGGTCATCTACGGCGCCTCGGGGGCCGGCAAGTCGTTCGTCGTGCTGGACCTGGCCCTGGCCATTGCCCAGGGCCGCCCGTGGCGCGGGCGCAAGGTCAGGCAGGGCAGGGTAGCCTACGTGGCCGCCGAGGGCGCTGATGGCTTCCGCAAGCGCCTGGCGGCCTACGCGCAGCACCACAAGACCGACCTCAGTCAGGTGCCGATGGCCGTGCTCAACGGCGCGCCCAACCTGATGCTGCTGGAGGACGCGAAGGACCTGGCCGCGGGCGTGCTGGCGGCCGGCGAGGGCACGAGCGTGATCGTGGTCGACACGCTGGCGCAGACCACGCCGGGCGCCAACGAGAACGCGGGCGAGGACATGGGCAAGGCCCTGGGCCACTGCAAGCGGCTGCACGAGCTGACCGGCGCGCTCGTGGTGTTGATCCACCACAGCGGCAAGGACCAGGCCAGGGGGGCGCGGGGCTGGTCAGGGCTGCGAGCGGCGGCTGACGCCGAGATCGAGGTCATCCGCACCGAGACGGGCCAGCGAGCGCTGCGCCTGTCGAAGGCGAAGGACGGCGAAGACGGGCTGGAGTGGGGCTTTGCGCTCGACGTGGTGCAGGTCGGCGTCGACGAGGATCTGGAGCCCATCACGTCGTGCGTGGTGGCCGAGGCCGAGCTCCAGGGCGTGCGCTTGGTGCGTCAGCTCGGGCCTAACGAGGCGGTGGTCAACGGGGTGATTCAGGAGATGGCCAGGGCGCAGACCGCGGGTATCGAGGTGGCGGCGGTGCTGGCCGAGGCGGTCAGGCGCATGCCGGAGCCGGTCGACGGGAAGCGCGACACGCGCAGACAGCGGGCAAGGCGTGCGCTGGAGGCGCTGTCTAACGGTGATGAAGCGCCGTATTGCCTAGGGGATGACGGGTGTCTGACGGTTTGCTGATCTGCGATTTGTTGCAAGTTGGCAGTGCAACGTGCAACACGACTGCAACGTGTTGCTCGTGTTGCATGTTGCGCAGCTACGAAAAGTGCAACGCAACACACCGCCCCACTAGAAGGGGCGGTGTTGCGTTGCACGTAGCGGGGGTTTGGTGGTGCTGAATGCGTTGTTTTTGACAGAAAGGCCTTGGCATGGCGAGCGTGCAAAAAATGGCAAAAGCGCGCCTGGTGCCGGTCAACGACCGGCGCCGGCGGATTGGCGAACAGCACCCGCGATCGGTGCTTTCAGACCACGAGGTCGAGCTCGTGCATAGGCTGCGCGAAGAGGGCATGGCCCTGGCCGAGATTGCCCGGAAGATGGAGGTCAGCAAGGGCTGCATCTGGAAGATCGTCTCGGGCTACCGGCGGGGCCAGGTGCCGGCCGGCTGGGTGAGTGTCCGTGACGAGGACGAGGCGCAGTAGCCTCGGGGGATGGGCGACCTTCGACAACTGTGGACCGATGCCTTCCTTGCGCACCTGGCCGAGTGCGGCATCCTGACCGACGCGGCGGCTGCGGCTGGCGTCGATCGTTCGACCGTTTTCCGCCGCCGCCAGGCTGACAAGGAGTTCGCCCAGGCCGTCGATGAGGCCATCGACATGGCGGCCGACAAGCTGGAGCGCGAGGCGCGCCGGCGGGCCATAGAGGGCACCGAGGAGCCCGTCTACCAGGGCGGGCTGCTTGTGGGCACCAAGACCGTCTACAGCGACTCGCTGCTCGCGCTGCTGCTCAAGGGCCGGCGCAAGAAGGTGTTCGCCGAGCGCATCGAGCAGACCGGCGCCGACGGCGGGCCGGTGCAGACGCGCACCGTGATCGTGACCGGCGTGCCCGACGAGTCGGTGCCGATCGAGGACCTCGTGTGATCACGGTCGACCTGGGCTATCGGCCGCGCCCCTGGCAGGCCGAGTGCCACCGCCACCGCCGTCGTTTCACGGTCCTGGCGCTGCACCGCCGGGCCGGCAAGACCGAGCTCGCGCTGGCCGAGCTCATCGACAAGGCGCTGCGGTTCCACCGCGAGCTCGGGCTGTTCTTCTACGTCGCGCCGCTGCTCAAGCAGGCCAAGGCGATCGCCTGGTTGAGGTTGAAGCAGAAGGTCACGCCGCTGCTCATGCGCGGGCTGGTCGAGATCAACGAGTCCGAGCTCTGGGTGCGGTTCGTGACCAACGGCGCGGTGATCCGGGTCTACGGGGCCGACTCGCCCGACCGCATGCGCGGCGTGCGCCTGGACGGCGTGGTGCTCGACGAGGTGGCGCAGATGGCGCCCGAGGTGTGGGACGACATCCTGCAGCCGGCGCTGTCCGACCGCCTGGGCTGGGCGCTGTTCATCGGCACGCCCAAAGGCGTCAACCTGTTCTCGAAGCTGTTCTTCGAGGCGCGCGACAAGCCCAACTGGTACAGCGCGCTCTACACGGTGCACGACACCGACTCGCTGCCGCCGTCCGAGGTGGTGCGCCTGCAGTCGGAGATGTCGGAGCTGTCGTGGCGACGCGAGTACCTGTGCGACTTCTCGGCCGCTGGCGACGAGCAGCTCATCAGCCTAGCCGACGTCGAGGAGGCCACGCGCCGCCACCTGCGCCGTGATCAGTACGACTGGGCGCCGGTGATCCTTGGCGTTGATCCTGCGCGATTCGGCGACGACCGCAGCGTGATCTTCGCCCGCCAAGGCCTGCACGCGCTGGCGCCGCGGGTCTACACCAAGGTCGACAACATGGCGCTCGCCGGCTACGTCGGCCAGGCCATCGAGGACTTCAACGCCGACGCGGTGTTTGTCGACGCAGGCAACGGCGCCGGCGTGATCGACAAGCTCAGGCAGATGGGCCACGAGGTCACCGAAGTGCACTTCGGTGGCCGACCCTCGAAGCCGCGCTACGTGAACAAGCGCAGCGAGATGTGGTTCGAGATGCGCGAGTGGCTGATGGCCGGCGGCGTGATTCCGCGCAACACCGCGCTGATGCAGGACTTGGCCGGGCCGATCTACCGGTTCGACACGCAGGACCGCGTGGCGCTGGAGTCGAAGGACGACATCAAGGCGCGCGGTCTGCCGTCGCCTGACCTCGGCGACGCGCTGGCGCTCACCTTCGCCTTCCCGGTGCGCAAGGATCGCAACCTGCGGCGCGAAGCGGCGCAGCAGGCCGGCTACCGCCACCAGGCCTACAACCCGGTCAGCGTCACGAGTTACGACCCGATGGCCACGTTCTGAACGCGTGTCCGTGGGCTGGCTTGGCCTGCGCACAATCGGCGCACCCGACGCCCTGGAGCACCGACCGTGTGCATGTCTTCGCCCAAGATCCCACCGCCCCCGCCGCCTCCGCAGGAGGTCAAGCAACCTGACTCGATGGCCGTGCGCCGTCGGCAGCGCCAGGCCACGGGCATGGCCACGGGCACGATGCTGACCGGGCCCACCGGCGTGTCGCCGGGCAGCTACTCGACGGGCGGCACCTCGCTGCTGGGAGGCTGACATGAGCGACCCGTGGAAGCACCGCAGCGAGGGCATGCGCTGCAAGACGTGCATGTGGTTCGCCGAAAAGCACACCGAGGTTCAGCCCGATGAACGGGGCAACGTCGGTCGTTGCCGGCGACACGCACCCACGATGGGCGGCTACCCGGTCGTGTTCTCCAGCGACTGGTGCGGCGATCACCGCCTTGACGAGAACAAGGTCTGACGCATGTATAGCCTTGGCCCCGAGGCGTCGGAGACCTACGGCGGCGCCGGCAGCGACATCAACCGCAAGCTCGCGCGCCTGGCCGCGCTCAAGTCCGAGCGCTCGTCCTGGGACAACCACTGGCTGCAAATCGCGCAGTTCCAGTTCCCGCGTGCCGGCCGGTTCCTGACTGCCGACACGAACGAGGGCAAGAAGAAGAACCAGCACGTCTACGACAACACGGCGATCTTCGCCGTGCGCACGCTGGCCGCCGGCATGATGTCGGGCGTCACAAGCCCGGCACGCCCCTGGTTTCGCCTCGGCCTGGCCGATCGCGACCTGATGGAGTTCGCGCCGGTCAAGCAGTGGCTGCACGACACCGGCGAGATCATGCGCCAGGTGTTCGCCGCTTCGAACACGTACAACACGCTGCACTCGTGCTACGAGGAGCTTGGCGCGTTCGGCACGTGGGCCGACGTGGTGCTGCCTGACTTCGACAACGTGATCCACCACTACCCGATGACCATCGGGGAGTACTACCTCGCGCACGACTACCGCGGCAAGATCGACACGCTGGCGCGCGAGATGAAGATGACGGTCGGCCAGATGGTCGGCCAGTTCGGCAAGAACAACTGCTCGCGCGCCGTGCGCAACCTGTGGGACCGCGGCGCCTACGACGTCTGGGTCGACGTGGTGCACCTGGTGCAGCCGCGGCGCGAGCGCGACATGCGCAAGCGCGACGGGCGCAACATGCCCGTGGCCTCGTGCTACTTCGAGCCGGGCAAGGAGGCCTGGGACAAGTACCTGTCCGAGTCGGGCTTCAAGCGCTTCCCCGTGCTGGCCCCGCGCTGGGTCGTGACCGGCAACGACGTGTACGGGCGCTCGCCTGGCATGGAGGCGCTCGGCGACGTCAAGCAGTTGCAGTACGAGCAGACCCGCAAGGCACAGGCGATCGAGTACCAGGTCAACCCGCCACTGCAGGTGCCCACCGCCTACAAGGACGCGGCGCAGTCGCGCCTGCCGGGCGGCGTGATGTACGTCGACGCGATGAGCCCCGGCGGCGGCGTGCGCTCGGCGTTCGACGTCAACCTGCGCCTGGACTTCCTGATGGACTCCATTCGCGACACGCGCGACCGCATCCGCCAGGCCTACTACGCCGACCTGTTCCTGATGCTGCAGTCGCAGCCCGCCAACGGTCGCATGACTGCCACCGAAGTGGCCGAGCGGCACGAGGAGAAGCTGCTCATGCTCGGCCCGGTGCTGGAGCGCATCCACAACGAGCTGCTCTCGCCCTTGATCGACATCACGTTCGAGCGCTGCATGGAGGCGAACATCCTGCCGCCGCCGCCGCCCGAGATCCAAGGCGTCGACCTCGACATCGAGTTCATCAGCGTGCTCGCCCAAGCGCAGCGCGCGGTCGCGGTCAACGGCATGGAGCGCCTGATCACGACCGCGGTCAGCCTAGCGCCGGTCAAGCCCGAGATCCTCGACAAGCTGAACTTCGACCAGGTCATCGACGACCTCGGCAACGCGTTAGGCGTGAACCCGGCGTTGATCGTGAGCGACGACGACGTGGCCAAGTTGCGCGCCGAGCGCGCCCAGCAGGCCGCCGCGATGCAGGCCGCGGCGTCTGCGCCGGCGATGGTCGACACCGCGAAGACCGCGAGCGACATCAACACCGACCAGCTCCGCGATGTGATGGGCATGCTGCAGGGCTACTCCAGCCCGCAACCGTCGATGGTGCAGTGATGGTGAGGCTGCGGCACGGCACCACGTTCCTGTACGACGACAACAACGACGACATCGTCGGCATTCGCGACATCGACGGCAGCGAGCTGTACCTGGTGCCCAACATCGGCGCGTTCTTTGACACGACCGATCAGACGGCCACCGTCGATACGGCCAAAGCCATGACGTTCAACACCGCGCAGATCCAGCGCGGTGTCACGCTCAGCAACAACAGCCGCGTGCGAGTCGACCGCAAGGCGACCTACAACGTGCAGTTCTCGGCGATGTTCTCCAACCCGGAGGCAACCGCCTACGCCGTCAGCGTTTGGCTCGCGCGCAACGGCAGCGCGGTCGCCGACTCGTGCACCGACATCACCGTGCCGGCCAAGCACGGCAGCGTCAACGGAAAAGCCGTGGCGGCCTGGAACTTCTTCATCGACCTTAACGCCGGCGACTACATCGAGCTCTACTGGTCGACGCCGCAGGCCACAGTCATCATCGAGCACCAAGACGTGCGCACCACGCCAACGCGCCCGGCGATCCCGTCGGTGATCCTGACCGTGAACGAGATCAACGGCCAACGCCTGGGGGTCTGATGCCAAGCACCAGCGCAGCGCAGGCGCGTTACATGGCCATGCTGGCCAACAACCCGAAGAAGGCCAAGGCGGCTGGCGTGCCGGTATCCGTGGCCAAGAAGTACCACGAGGCTGACAAGCGCAAAGGCACGCTGCTCGGCGGCAAGAAGGACAAGTGACATGGCGACCATGCTGACTGCAGAACGCGACCAGGCGCCCGACATTACGCTCACGATCGGGCCCGAGGCCCTGGCCGAGCTCGGCCTGGTGGCGCCGCCGCCCGTCGGCACGCGCTACAAGCTGAAGGGTGAAGCCGAGGTCACCGCGGTCAACGGCGGCGCGGTGGTGCTGTCGTTTGAAGAGCTCAAGCTCATGCACGAGATCGAGGCCGAAGACGTGGCCGCGCGCATGTACCCGGGCATGACCGACTGATCGTGTCCGTGGGCGCCGGCCTCGCGCCTACCATCCCGCCCGTCAGTCATGCGAGATCCGATCGAACCTGTTGACGAGCACGAGGAAGCCGCCGAGAAAGCGCGGCACGCACTCAAGCGCAAGCAACAGGTCGAAGATTTCAAGTGGCTGATGGCCCACGCTCAAGGGCGGCGCATCGTGAGCCGTCTGCTTGAGGAGTCTGGGGTGCATCGCACGTCGTTCAACCACAGCGGCAGTGTGATGGCCTTCAACGAAGGCAAGCGTCACCTCGGTCTGTACCTCATGGCAGAGATCCTCGAAATCGCGCCCGAGAGTTATGTGAAGCTCCTCAAGGAGTACGCGAATTGAGCGACACGCAGGGAACCGGGACA